GCCGCTACGTCGTGGCCCACGCGGACGGCAAGGTCATGGCGCGCGGCCGTGCCGACGTCGTGCGCATGCTTGCGGCCTACGGCGTGAGCGGGTCGAGCCTCGCGCCGATGCTCGAGCGCGAGTGCGTCGCCGCCGTCGACGTCGAGGCTGCGAAGGGTGAGTGGGAGGCGCGCAACAAGATCAAGAAGCGCGAGGCAATCGCAGGCCAGGTGCCGAGCGCGCCGAAGCCTGCGGCGCCTGCGGTCGGCGGCGCCACAGCGGCGAAGCCTGCGGGGTCCGCCCCGGCGTTCCTCGCCAAGCGCAAGGTGCACAACGACGCGTGACCCATCCGCCGCGTGTGGCCCCGAGCGCGGCAATCCGGCGACATTCCGCCGCCGGCAGTTTTTGCAAGGGACTTCGGGGCACCTTTTCAGGAGTGACGACGTGATCGACAGGTACCGAGGACCGAAGCGAATCAGGCTCGACGGCGAGCGATTGGCGGCGCTTCGCATCGCACGAAACTACAGCCTCGCGCACGTCGCCACCGTGTGCGGCGTGACGCGCCAAGCGGTGTGCATGTGGGAGCAGGAACGCAGCGTGCCCGACGACCGTTGCTGCGAGCGCCTCGGGTCGCTCTTCGGTGTTGACCTCGCGCCCGCGCTCAGTGTGAAGGTGTGGGAATGACGACGACGACGATCCCGATTGAAGGGCTTAAGCTCGGGGCGGCGCTCAACGCGCGCGTGCATTGGACCAAGCGCGCCGCGCGCGCAAAGAAAGAGCGCGCCATTGTCGCGACGGTGCTTCGGCTGCACCCGTTCGCGAGCGACGCCACTCCGACGACGTGCACGCTGGCGCGCATCGCGCCGCGCATGCTCGACGACGACAACCTTGCGGGCGCGTTCAAATCGATCCGCGACGAGGTCGCCGCGTTCTTCGGTGTCGATGATGGGCCGAAGGGGCCGATTGCGTGGCGGTACGAGCAGCGACGTGAGGCGCCGAAACAGTACGCGGTAGAGATTCGATTGACGTGGGGAGACGCATGACGACAAAGAAGGACAAGGCACCGCGGCGCCAGTACCGCACGACGGACGGCAAGCGGCTGCCGGGTGTGACCACGGTGTTGGGCGTGCTCGACAAGCCGTCGTTGATGGGGTGGGCTGCGTCGGTAGCCGCGGAGGCGACTGCGCATGCGTGCGCCAACGGAGAGCCGCCGCACCAGGCGGCAATCACGGGGCGCGCCGCAGTATTCACGCGTCGCGACAAGGCGGCAGACCTCGGGACGCGCGCGCACGCGCTCGTTGAAGCGCACTTCAGTGGCGAAGCCGTCGTGGTCGACGTGTCCGATCCCGAGGTGGCGAAAGTCGCTGAGTGCGCGCAGCGCGCAATCGCGCACATCAAGGCGACGTGTGACCGCGTCGTCGCCGTCGAGGTCGCGCACAGCGTCGACAGCGTGCCGTGGAAGACGATGGATCTTGGGGGCTACGGCGGGACGCTCGACATGATCGTGGAGCGTGGCGGGCGCCAGTACGTCGCAGATTTGAAGACGGGCAAGGGCGCATACGACGAGGTCGTGCCCCAGCTCGCGGCGTATCGGCACTTGTGGGAGCAGCAGCAGAGCGCCGAGTGCATGATCGACGGTGGGATTGTCTTCCATGTCCCGGTCGACGGCGAAGGCGTGAGCGAGCACCAGGTCGACAGCGCGACACTTGACGCAGGCTGGCGCGTCTTCTGCGGGGCGCTGATCGTTTACCACGCGCGCGACGCGGCAAAGTTGAAGAAGGGTGAAGCATGACGACGACAGACGACAACGACCGCAAGCGAACGATCATTCTCAAGTGCATCCGCGAAGGGCTCACACCTGACCGCGCTATCGCCGAGCGCGCAGGCTGCGGAATCACGACGGTGCGACGCGTGCGAGCGGAGCTTGAGGGCAGGCCGCAGATCGACAAGCGAAGGACAAAGCGATGACGACGAAGCACAC